AAAAAGAAGAAAAAAAAAATTCATTGGACGGGGCAGGCAATTTAGTTCCGAACCCGAGAGAAATTATCCGCAAGCATTATCAAGAAATGCAGAAGAAAAGTATGGCGACTCGGCTGAAGAACGATCCCCTCACCTTTCACAAGATGGTGGCTAGGCGGGAGGAGTTGCGGGGCAGGCGGGGCAAGCCCGTCCGTTCCAAGAAATTCGGTTCCGAGACCGGGGCGGTTTTGGAATAGGACGGGGCAGGAAAATATGGTAAGATAAAAGTGTTCAAATTGGAGGCGTGGCAGAGAGGTCTAATGCTCCGATCTTATAAATCGGCAAACCTTCCATAGGTTTCAGGGGTTCAAATCCCCTCGCCTCCGTAACTTGACATTCTTTTTTTACGGGTATATACTTATAGTACCTATGGAAGGTTGGCATTAAATTGCTCAGCCAAAATAACGTTAGCAGAAAGTCCCCTTTTGGGGATTTTTTGTTTAACGTTTTTTTCTAGCCGTTCTTTTAGTTTGAGAGCACGATCAGCACTTTTGCATCGTCATCATCCGGATGGACTTCCGGCTCCACTCTGTCCAGAGCAATTTTGATCGCTCCGTTTCGAGCATGCCGGTCCACTTTCTCCTCGCTGTCTTGCCGGATGTTGTCCACCAAAAATTCCGCCAGCTCTCCCATTCCCATTTTATCCAGAAAATAATCTTTGAAGTGTTCTTCGAGTGCCTGGTAGGGCTTTGTACGCTCTATTACCCGGTTAGTAGGACTGTAGCCGGCGTCGATCGCCGCTTGCCTTTTCGAGACGCCTCGCTGCACCGCCAGGAAGTACTTCCCTACTTTGGTGTTGAGTGGCGGTATTTTACTTTTTTTTGATATCGGTTGTATTCCCATTTTCTAGTTGTTCAATTATCTGCCCGGCGATCATCGAATGCAGCCAGGCCCGGTCCGAAGTGGCGACTTTGTTCACTTCCCCTTTTAAAAAAACCACATCTTCGGCTTTTAATTCCACTGTCTCTTCGGTGGCGAATTTTTTGCCCAACTGCCAGGCCAAACTGGGGTTAGCAGTGATGCCGGAGAGGATATTGGCTAAAATGACTCCCACCGTGATAGGAATATTATTTTCCTTCAAATCTTCGCCTTTTAAGTTTTTCAAAACTACTTTTGTATTTATGGTCATTTTGTGTCCTCCGCCAGTTGGCAGATGTAGCTTTTTAGCGGAGGAGGATTTTCGTATTATACCACATCAGTTTTCGTGCTCCTGTATTTCTTAAGGTCTATCATTTTATTAAGATTTTTTTCCCACCCGCGAAATTTTATTTCTCTTTTCATTTTATCTCTTTATTAAGAACGGATTTAACTTTTGCTAATCTATCTACTAATCGGTAAAACTCTTTGTCTGTTACTTTTTCAGTGCTTTCCCATTTTTCTAATTCTTCTATCAGAATACGAGAAATTTTTACTCTCGGCGCTTCTGCAAATCTTTTTGGTAATTTCTTCATTTTATCTTGTAATAATCCTTTTAACAGTTTCTAATACCGCATTAACTAATTTCTTTTCGTCATAAGTTCTGGCTTCCCAACTATCCATTCCTTTGCCGAAGATACTATCCGTTTTCAACTTGTCTATTTCTTGAAGCAAATACTTTTTTTGAGTGTCAAGGAAAGCTATTTTTTCAATTTCTTCTTCCATTTTACTTATTGATGGTTTCATAAATCTATTTTAAATTAGTCTATTACTTTTTTTGCTAAATTAAGCCGAATTTCTTGTATTATTTTATTCATTCCGCTATCGGAAAGCAGTTCCTCTTTAATGTCCGCATATAATTCAACGGCAAGTTTATCGGCGACCATTTTTGAAATATTAGTAAGGACATCGTAAGATTTCAAATCTGACTCTATCAATTCGGCTAAAAATTTTACTTGAGTTATATCATTCACACCTTCTGCACCCTTACTCCTTTTAATTTCAAAATTTAGTATTTTCATATAATTTCATTTTACTGTGTCCCTCCGCACTTTGTCCGTCCGTAGCCTTTGGCGAAGGAGGAGCTTTAGCGGAGGGGGAAAAATATAGCCTCAATATCTTTTATTAATTGCTCATAATCCATCCCGCAATTTTTGCAAAAATACCTGTCATCCTTGTCTTGCAAATCTTTGTGAACTTCTAATAAGGCGGATTTTAGTTTCTCCCATGAGGTTCTATCTATTTCTTCTATGTTTTCAATAACTATTTTATCTTTCATAACAATTTCTTGTAATGTTCAAGTTTTTCAAAGCCAATTTCCCCCTCCAGACTGCATGCCTTTCAGAAGCAGCGTGGCCCACAAAGCCCCCCACCAGCCGAAGGCCAAAATTAGAACCGCATATACCCCGAGTGTAAGCGCCACATCTTTCCACAAAATAGCATTTTTAAAAGCTCGCCACTGAACCCTTAGATACTCCTTCGATGCCTCCCTCGCGCAAGATCCGGATGAGCATTCTTGACATTTTCCATTAAAGTTGTGGGCCATTATCTCTGCTTCCCAATAAGTCTTGGATGTCCTCGAGACCCGCTTCCTTGACGATATAGGTTATTTGCGCCCGGCGTTTCTGGTCATTGTAAATTATCGCCTTCAAAGTGCCTTCTTTTTTTATCGTCAACACGCCCTCCATAGAATTTTCCATTAGTTAATTATACATACTTTTTCAGCTCGCGTCTCAGATTGATAATTTCCGCGGCCCAATCCATTTTATAAGTCTTATGCGCGCTACGAAATTCTTCCGCTTTGTCCCACAACTTAACTCTTTCTTTCGGGAGAATTTTCCTAACTAATTTTTCATATTCTTTTTCGTGATAGTGCTTCCATCCGTGGCAGCTGCGACAGACGCAGACGATCAGCCGAGTATCAGCGAAGGTGGCGGAGTTGGCGCGGCTTACCAGGTGATCTGCTTGCAAAACCGGATCGGCGCACAGGCGAATCGATCGCAAGATGCAATTTCCGTCTCTCGCTATGACAATAGCCCGGACCAGCTCTTGAATGTCACTTTTGAGCTCTGCAGTGCTAGAAACCCCCTTAACGCGCAATTTGCCCCGTCTCATAGTTTTCGTCCCTCTTCTTCCCCAAACTTCGTTTCATGGCTATAAATCGCTTTACGGGGCATTTTGCCCCTCACAGAGGGTTTTAAAACCCGACCTAGCCCGGAAAAGGGTCCGCTTCCTCTTCCGGATATTCGATCTCCGGAAGATCCTCGGATTCCACCGGTTTAGATTTCCCGGGTTTAGTCAGCTCTCCGTATTCGTCGAGCTGCCAGCCGGCGGTCACGAAGTAAGCGATGATGACTTTTTTTCCGCCGATCACCGCCTTGTGCAAAAGACAGCGGACTTTCTTGCCGACCCAATTCTCTGAGTCCTGTCCGAACTCATCGTAGAGCACATTCAAAGTCGGCTGGTTAAAAGAAGTTTTTTTCTCACCGTTCCGGGTGCGGATTTTAAAATTAAATTGCTCTCCGCCGTAGTTGCTCGGTTCCAAAGTTCCCGCGTCAAGAATTGTAACGATGTCCAGATTTTTTAGATCGGGCTCGAACTTCGCGCCGTCGTATTCGTAAGGCATCTTTCTCGCATACGGAATTCCGCCGCCAGTTTTTTTTGTTATCAGCATTTAGAGTTTTATTATCTCTGATAATTTCTCATCCACCTGTTTTAGAAATTCTTCCTGCGTCTCCCGGGCCTTTTGGATCTCCGCTTCGATGCTGGTCCGCTCGATCGGAATTATGTGAATGGGATGCTCCGGTATCTCCGGATTATAACCCACGAAATAGCGCTTCATAAGTTTCGGATTCACCACGAAGGCCTGCACCACCTGCCAGAAATATTCCTCCGGGATTTTATCGGCGAGCCACATGGCCACATAATTCTTCCCTCCCGGGCACTTCACTTCCAAATCCTCCGTTTCGGAAATAATTCCATCCGGGGAGTAGGCGATGAATTCATTCTCGTCGCTCTCGCACAGTCCGGCGCGCGTGACGGAGAGTCCGGTCTCGAACTCGAAGGCGGCGATCGCCTCTTCTTCCAGTCGCAGTCCCCTCTCCCTAGCATTCTCGTACTCGTCATCCTCCACTCCCAAGCTCAAACGCTCCGCGATCGTTTCGTACATCGCCGATTGCCGGGTCTTCGGATTCATAATGCTTCGAAGAGAAGTTCCGGTGATCTTCCCTTTGCGCAACTGTTTCCAGACATCGCTCCTCTGAGTTACTTCATGCGTTTTCATGTGCTTGTGCAACCTCTTTAATTTCCGTAATTTCTGAAATCTCTGAAACTTCTGAAACCTTTTCTTTTTTCATCGGCGGAAAATTAAATTCATACTTCAAATCGTTCACCACTTTTCTCACCTGGTAGTCGTGCCTTTCATCTTCCGAGAGGCTTCGCCAAGCCGCTTTAAGCTCTTCGATATTCTTCGCCTTCTTCAATTTCTCAATCGACTCATCCTTGTCGTAGAGCACTCCGACTTTGGCAATCACCTTCTCGTAATATTTTCGGTGTTCTTCCAGAAAATAGTCGCGGGATTTTTCGAAAGCCTTTTTGGTGAATCTTGTTTTCGGAAAAAGTTTCGTCAGTTCCATCGCGCAGTTGGTCGCGGAAAAAAAAGCGATCGACAAATTCTTTCGGTATTGAGCATTCTTGAGAAGAGTTTCCTCCATACCCAAATAATAACACGGCTAATCTTCTTCCGGTAGAGGATTCATTATGTCAAACAATTCTCCGGCCACGTGCATCACCACCTCGTCTCGCTCCGTCACTCTTTTATTTTTCAAAGAACTGGCTATGTATCTATTACGCCTCGCTTCTCTCATCTTTAGGCTTTCTCTTTTTTTCATTTCATCTATTTATTTTTATTCCCCCACTAAAGATAATATTTCTTTCAGCGTTCTTGCCGCCGCTTTAAGATAGGTTATGTCAGAATCGGTCATCGCCACATTTTTTAACTTCAGAAACATTTTCCCGTAGCTAGTTATATGCGCGGCGGAGAATACCGCATTACGCAGCGAAGCTGCTCCCTGCGCCTTGCTGCCGATGTATTGCTCGTCGAGATCGATCGACTCTCCGTGGTCGAGAAACTTGTCAATCAATTTCGGTTCGCTGCGAAAGGAATCCTTTAGCCGAGTGTAGTCTCCGCGCTTGATTCCGATTTCCCCCCTGTTTATTTTTTCCACCAATATTTTCTCCATCTTTCCTTCCTGTGCCCTGGTAAATGGTTCATCCAGTACTTTCTCTTTGATGGCGCGAGTCGCAAGTTTCAATTCCTTGATGTGCTCCGCATTTTCCAGAGAAATTTGATAACTTAAAAACTTTTCTTTGTTTTGAAGTTCGGCAAAAGCCAGATAGGTTCGCATTTGTCTTTCACCGATAGAAAGTATTTCGCAAACTTCCCTGACTCCCTTGCCGGAAGTTTTGGAAATTTCCAGAATTGCCATTGCTTTCTCCGTCGCCGACCAGCTTTCGTGCTGCTCTTGGATATGGAATTGCTCCACCATCCTCTCGAAATCTCCCTTGGCGATCACGATCACGACCGGCACCTCTTTTAATTTCAGATCGCTCGCCGCCCGATAGCGCCTCTCGCCATCGATCAGAAGATACCCGTTCTTGTCCCTCTGCACCACTAGAGGCTGAATGATGCCGTGCTTCTTGATGGAATCTTTTAGTGATGCCATCTTCTCCACTTGGAAATATTTTCGCGGCTGATGTTTGTCCGGAATTATTTCCGATAATTTCAAGGTGGTCATATTTTTATTTTATTTATAGCGGGTGGGTCCCGCTAAGAGGGATGAAATATTGGTAAATTTTGAATACCGAATACAATTTAAAATTTCTAGCTTTATATTTTTCCCGTTTCCCGTTTCACATTTAGGTGTTAAGTTTTTCGGATTTTAACCGATGATATTCTTTCAATAAGAATATTTGCAACCAAGCAAATAATGTTGATGGAAACGAAACTGGCCAGTTTCTGCGTGATTGAGGCTCACGTCCAGGCCTTATACCTCCCGTCCCTATTAGCAGGACTCACCCGCCATTATTTTTAAGTTATCGGATTTTCCTTTTCCGTAAAGTCGACCTCGAACTCCCAGTTCGCTTTCTGTACGGCCGCATCCAATTTTCGGAGAGCTGATGCAAACTTGTCGTATTCCTTGGTCACCTCAGAGAGAGTGATTTTAGGAATTTGGAATGAAACCTCGTCGATCTGCTCACTCACATTTTTACGGACAGTTTTTATCTCAAACATCCCGCCTTCACCCAGATGTTTGATCGGCTCCAGTTGTTTCACTTTAGCCTCGAGTTGTTTTCGCAGTAATAACGCTTGTGCAATTTTCATAATTATTTCCCCCCATCAATTTTATCTTGTAATAGGTTCCGGACTATTTCGGCCTCCGAAATTTCCAGTTCCTTCGACTTTCTCTTCACCCAAGCCATTTGCTCCTTAGTCACTTGCCAGGCCGTTCGCACCAGCCCCATTTTCTTCATTGTTACCACTTTATTGCACGCTGTTAAAAATAATAAAATCGACCCAGTCATTATATACCTGTGTCTACATAGATGTCAATGGAGGTGTGAATAACCATTTTCCTTGGGGAATTTCTTCCCGCATTTTTAGTTCGGATTTTGAGTTCGCATTTTTTTAAAAAAATTCTCTTTATTATTATTATACTTCTTGTATTCTTGTACTTCTTATACTTCTTATACTTCTTGTTTGTGTTATGTTGTGGTTATGTTGTGGTTATGTTGTGGTTATGTTGTGGTTATTTCTTCCTGTGGATAGTGGGGACAAGTTGATAATTTTTCCAATTAAGTATTGTAATTAAACGGAATTTTGAATTCGTCTTTTGTTCAATCTGATGTTCCATTTCGAAGAACTTTAGAATTTTCTGAACAGTATTTTGGTTTATTCTCGTTTCCATACTAAGCTTTCTACGCCCTGTAACGAACTGTCCCTCCCTCACGATGATTGTTTTATCGTTCCATAAAAATTCCTCCGGCGCATGATTTACGGAGAGCAGAAGATGCACCCAGAGATGAACGTACCGAGAATTTTTATAGAATCCTTTTTTTTTAAATTTCCTATGAAGTTTTACCCACCCTTCTTTATCCATGCAATAAAAAAACCCCATTGCAAAGTGGAGGCCGAAACAGCTAGCAAATAACTGTTGGAGGTTTCCCCCCACTCCACTTAGCGATAGAGTTTTTAGTTTGCTATTCTTTCGACGAATATATTATATAAAAAATCGAAAAAATCAATCGTGGGGAAAACCCGAAGGATCCGGATCATCCGTCTTTTCCTTGAGAATCCCCAAGCCTTCGAGCTCGGCCCGGAGTTGAGTAAATTTGTTTGTATGTTCACCCTCGGGTTCTTCTCCCGCATCTGCATTGTGCATCTCAGATTTTTCTAATGAAAAATCACTCATCTTACTTATCTTACTTATCTTACTATCCTCGAGAACTCCTAGAGGTCTCTTAGAGTTCTCTTGGAGTTCTCTAAGAGCTGATTTTTCTATGTTTTTTAGCTCTGAGAGTTCTCTGAGAGCTCTCTTAGAGTTCTTCTGGAGTTCTCTTAGAGTTTCCTTAGAGCGCACTAAAGGGTCATCTTTTTTGAAATATTTTTTGTCCTGTAGCACCAGAAGGCTTTTCTCTTTTTGATATTCAGTTGCCTTAAACCAGCGTTTATCAAGCCAGTTATTTTTATTCCAATCGGTGATTACAATTACGCCTTGTCCGCAGTGGATAATGTAACCTTTATTTTCCAGTTCAGTTAAATCTTCCTTGAAAATTTTATAAGTATTCAAGATACCCCGAGGGAAAATAAAACCCTCATCATCGGCAAACATACCCAGTAAAAAATATGCCGCAATATTGGAGGGGGAGAGATCCATGAAGTCATAGGTCTCTATTATATTTCTGTCGAACATTCGTTTCGATGCCAATTTATTTTGCTTCCTTAGTTATGCTTTATAATTTAAAACGCAAAAACCACCCAAAAAGGGTGGCGTTTACGTTGTTCCTCACAACAACAAAAAAACTCAGGTAAAAATTCTTTTGTTGTTGTTCGTTGTGAGGGAAACACTTCAAAATTATACTATAAATTTTTCTCTGTCAAAAATTATCTGTTGATAACTTAAACCAAAAGGCCGACTTTCGCGTCGGCCTTTGAAATACAAATTTGTATGGCATATCCCACAAGAGGGGAGTAGCATCTCTACTATATCACATCCTATAAAAAACGTAAAGCCCCTATGACAGGGGCTCTGCGTCGCGAGTCTACCTGGAGCCGTCTCCAGAAAAGTGGCAGTTAAAAATATAAACTTCTGCCACACTGAGTGAAATTAACAAACCGCTCAGCCCATTCATTATAGTACACAAATAGGTGAGAAGCTACGGAACTTCTCACCTAGAACTCACTTCTTTGATTTTTTTTCCGGCTTAGGATCAATAAAGATAGCCGTCAGGTCGTAAGTCATCTCCTGCTTACACATTTTGCAAACCGCGTGCAGGATAATTTTCCTCTCCTCAAATTGTATAAAGAACGCCAGCTCGCGGCAGATACTGCACTCGTACTTAATCTTCGCCATTTGTACCTCCTCTCGATATTTTAAAATAAAAGAACTCCGTCGGGAGTTCTTTTATGCATGGTTGCATCAATTATATCAATATCATTATTCCGATGCTACAGTCGCCTTCACGCCGGAATATAATCCCGCCGCCGAGAGACCGACCACTATGCCTTCTATTACCATCATTCCGGAAAACATGAAACCGCTAGCAGAATATACCCCGAGGATGCCAAGAAGAATGGCAAGAGTGGGAATATAGTTTGTAGAGACTCCCGTGAGCTTCACTGCTTGAACGACGCCCACTACCACCGGAACGAGAATCATAAACGTTGTAGAAATTTCCATAAATATAATTAAATTATTATAATGACGACCTTAAATTAGCAGATTTAAAACCGCCCGGGTACGGGGACCGGCTATGCCATCTGCTACCAAATTATATTTTGTCTGGAAGGTTTTCACCGCCAGTAGTGTTTTCGGACCGAAGGAACCGTCCACCAATAAACCGCTGTCCAATTCCTTATTTAGAAGCTGCTGCAACTTTTTAATAGCATCTCCTTTAGTTCCTAGTCTCATCGTCTGCGTAAATTTAAAAGGAGGAACGGGAATCTCCGGAGTGAAGAAAATGCCTCCCGAGGCGCGTTTAGATAGAAATTCTTCCGTTAATAATCTCTGTCCCTTTCTATCCATCGTAGTGTTATGCCCCGTAGAATCCTCTACCAGCACGACTTTTTTACCCCCATGAATGAAGTAATCGATAGCGCATACCATGTGACCAAAATCATAATCGGAATCGTCCTTGCCGTTATAGGTAGGAATCGGCGCAGTCCATTCACTTTTATAACAATGCAGAGTTATCATGCAATGCTTTCTTGTTTCAATGGCCTCGGCCACCTCTTCAATGATTTTAGGATTCACAAAAAAATACCCGCCGATCTTCAAAAGAGTGTCCGCTGTCACCAGTGAGTCCATTTTTAGTTCATTGATATTTTGCGAGACATCTTCTTTCTCCAGGCAAGTGCCGAAATTTTTCAATACATAGCCGATATTTGCCAGATACATTCCGCCTTCCGGAAAATTACTTCTTCTCCTATAGGGTGGATGAGCAGACAGAACTTGGAATAAAAATGTTTCCATTGCCTTGGCCCCGCTTTGCCCCACACAAGAGAGGGAACCGTCCTGATATCTCGGAATATATTTCTTCCATTGTTCTTTTGGTTTTTCCGCCCAGGTAACCAGTAATGCATCTTCCGTTTGCAGATGATAGTCCTTCGCTTTTTCTTCTAGCGGTCGGGGGTCTTTAGCTAAACCATCCCTGAAGATTTTATCCAATTATTTGATTTTAATCTGATAATTATTGAGTGTCTGTTTGATGTTAGAAATATCGTTCTGAATAGTAGCGATACTGACATTGATTTGATTTATCTGTGTGCTGGTTATTTCCAAAGTTTGAAGATCTTTTTCTAAGCTTGTAATACGGTTGGCAACATTGTTCCATGTCCAAACAATAGTTGCGAAGAAAACTATCAGAAACCAATTATCCCGTAAAGTTTGTAATAAGTCAGTCATAATCTTGTTTATCTTCCATATTTTTGCGTTCCTGTTTACGCATTAACGCATACCTTTTTCCAAGGCCATGAACACGAACGCAAATATACGAAAACTAAGCGGAAAACCAGTCCTTTACGAGTTCTTCGTTATCTGACGGAGGCGGTAAGTCAATCTCGACTGCCTCTGCTTTAGCAGCTGCGTCAAAAGCGGCGTCTGCCTTATCGTACGTTCCCAATAGCTCTGCTAAAAGAGCGTCAGCAACTGTGCCATCAGTAACATGCTTTCTAACCACGCTTTCGGTATATGCGCGTCGAAACGAATTTTGAGCGGTAATTCCCGAAAGTACGTTGGCTATGTTTTCTTGAAGTTCACTTACTGTAATTTCTTCTGCCATATCTTTATCATTATCTGAATCTAAGTCGAAATTAGAATCAGAATCTTTAACTCCTAATAATCCCACACCCTCGACTCCAGGATGTTTTTTCTTTGGTTTCTTTGTCTTTTTTACTTTCTTTTTCGGCATAATTTAGTATACCAAAAAATTAAATTCCTACCCAAGCCGCCCCGTTGTAAAACACCACACAATTCACCGCTCCTCCGCCGGTAGGAGCAACGCCTTTGGCGGCGACTGCCGTCAGTTGATCAGTAACAAAAGCTATATCTCCCAGAACTCCCACAGGTAACGATGCCACTGCATAGCCCTTTAATCTTAAGGTAGCCGCCGCTCCGCTTAAAACAAACTTACCTGTCTGGCTGATTGAAGCGAGAACACCAGCGCTACTTTTGAACTGCGCAATATCGCCGGTCGAAGAAGCATGGGTCTGCTGAAGAATAACAGCCGGATTAGCATCAGCGACGTTACGAGAAATAATTGTGCCTGCCGCCGCAACATTGACATAGGCATTACCTAAACTGGATGCGTTGGCCATCCCGTTAGGGGTGAAGATCGTCCCCCCGCTAGTTACAGTGAATTTAGTTGAACCATTTAGGAGGAAGGCCAAAAAATTACCGGTGAAAGCGGTTAAAGCATTCACCCCCCAATAAGTACCACCCGCACTTAAAGCTGCCCAGCCGGAATAAGGAGTTGCACCAATATAGAAAAGAGGCTGGGTATTAGTGGAAGCGGAAGCATCGGTGTTTATAATGGCGCTTGGGACCGTAAGCACTCCAACATCATCAATAGTGCCAAGAGAGTTCTGAATAAGTTTTCCTGTCGCGCCGTCAAATCTGGCTAGAGCGTTATCTGTTGAGGAGCTTGGGCCAGATACATCGCCATTGCCTGTTTGAAACAAATGCGAAGCAGAAGCAAATCTAAGAGGAATGATGGCGAAGTTCTCGGCAGAAACAGTCGCCCAAGTTCCCGCCAGAGGTTCAACTGCTACACCACGTTTAATATCAAAAGTCCACGCACCGGTGGGGTTTTCGTTGTAGTTGTAAGCCCAACCTGATACTTCATTGAGATAAGCATTCGGGCCGATTGCTGGCAGGTCGCCAAATACTTGGTATAACGTTACCGCCATTGTCCAATGCCCGTTTTCCCTAAAGATACTTCGGGGAGCAACGCTCCATGAATAAGCTGAACGTAGGGCGGCGCTATTAGCGGTCGTAAAGTTAGCGTTAGCTACATCTCTTAAAGTAATTTGCGTAGCGCTGTCAATGCTGGCTATCCGGCTCAGCATCGGTGTGCTGTCACTGTCGGCGATGTAAACATATTCATTGGCTTCAAAGACAGAAGTATCGGCTACGGTCACGACAGCTGAAGCGCTTAATGTGTTAGCCGTTAAATTCTGAACTTTGGTCGGAAGTCCGGTGAGAATTTGTCCTTGCTTGGTGTAGGTTCCTTCCGGGTTGGTGAAAGTTGCCAGACCAGTGGAAAAACTATATCGTCCCGCAACCGTAGTTGCCGCTCCATAAAACAGATAGTAAGTTGAACCCACTTTCTTGACATCGCCGGTCTGCAGAACGGTATCATCGAATTGTCCGATCGTTCCGACTGTTAAAACTTGCCCGAACTTAGTCCAAGTTATCCCATCCGCCGAAGTTGCATAAGCCAGATTCTCAACGTCCGAGCTGTTGCGTCCCGCGTACCACATCTTCCAACGCTTTGCAGGATTGACTTCGTCCGCTTCATAAACAACTGTGGGAAACATAGCTCGGCGTTCATCCACCGAACCGGCAGTACCATTAGCGATTATCGGATTGCCTGAATATTTGGTAAATGTCCGGCCATAATCCTTAGAAATTGCCAAACCTATTTGAAAACGATCTGTAGAGGAACGCCAACCGGCGTAATAGAGATAGATAATATTATTGACCACGACAACCCAGGGATCTTTTACAACATTCGCTTCCCAAGTGGCAGGTACTGGTGCTAGAAAAGGATTATTACCATCCGCTATCCAATCCACCCCGTCAATGGAAAAAGCTTGACCTATACTGTAAGCATTACCGGCGGCGCCCCCATTATAAAAGGCCTGGTAACCGGGACGGATGTTTCCGGAAACCTGTTCCTGCGTAACCGCTATTTCTTTAGTTGAAAGTAGATTAGTGACAGTAATATTGTGAAAAGTCTGATCACTGCTCGGCGCTTCCGCGATACGCAATTCATCGATTTGCCCCTGCAGACCCATAGCTAATTTGCGGAAGTCCGGCATCCCGTATGTATTGATATTATGTTCAAAGTTTTTGCCGAAGTCCGTGGACCATTCTTTTCTTAGTTCTTCCCGGAATGTTTTCAAATCCGGCGGTTCGGTAACCGTAATTCTCTCCAGGCGATCATTTAAAGATCCGATCTCTGCCATTATAGGAGAGGGATCGTACTCTACTCGCTCCGTGGTATGCATCGTTTCCTTAATTATCTGCGGAGGACTTTCTAATTTTATTTCTTTGACGATCTTATTTATTACCTGCGGCGCTGTGATATATTTTTTAGCTACCGCATGCGCTATCTCTACCGCTTCTTCTTTTGTAACCCAAACTTTTTTTACTTCCTCGAGCGTGCTTTTCAATTCTTCAAAGCTCGGCCTCTCGCCGCGGCGTACCACTTCGGCCTCCGCCTTAGCCGCGCGATACTCTTCCGGCGTGTAGCCGAACTTTTTCAGGATTGCCTCCCGCGCCTTATCCACCATCAGGTCGTATTCCACACTGGTTATGCTCACTCCCTCCTTCAGCGCTTCGAGTTCCAGCTCCGCGTACGCGCGGTTTAAGATTTTGTATATTTTTTTTAATTCCTTCTGAGTCATTGATTTATTATTGTGTCTGTGCTAGTGTTGATATATGGATAAAATTATCGGGTTTGGATTGTTGGTTGTATTTATGTTTGGACTATATTTCGTAGGGACTTTGTTCCGTACTGATCCGTCTCCCCGCGGAGTTCCCGATGATATGGTTGGTAATTGCACAATGTACGGTGATTGTTACTAATTTTTTTCATATACGGTCTGGAATCTATTAAGTCCTCCTCGCTTGATTAGCAAATCCTCGAGCTCTCTTCGCTGTTTCGTTTCTTTGATGCTTCGGTCTACTTCGAGGTCTTGCTGGATTGGTTTTAGCCCTGTAGTTAATTTTACAGCCTTCACAAATCCTTTCATGTCTCCGCCGAATATCTGATCGAGGTAGGACACTCCACGGCTGGTAAATAGCGAGCGAGCTATCAAGAGTTTCACCGGATCCGCCACATATTCCGTTCTCTCTCCCACCTTAACCAGTTTTCCGTTCCCGCCTTTCTTCAATATATCTTTTTTCACTGGAGTGATTTCGAGTAAGTCTTTTAGTATTTGTGGAGCCATTTTATATTCATTCGCGTTATAGACATCTTTCAAATCCCTCTGGCGAAAAGACTCTTTGCCAATTCCGATTTCGATTGGAGTCTTCAGCAGGGGATTCATCTGGCTGATACCTCGCAGTATTGGATTGCTGCCAAAGAGTTGCGCAAAGGTTTCGATCGGCGTGCCGAAGGATTGGATATATTGTTTCAGTCCTTCTGGGGTATCTTTCAATTTTATGCCTAGAGATTCTTGTAGGAAAGCAGGGAGAACTTTTTTCTCTTCATCTGTTAATTGGTCTCCCATATTAGAGAAGAAGGATAACACTTGGTTTATCCTTTGAGGATTTTCTCCGAGCGTAGCCAGTTGCAGCCCGATGTTTTTTCGAGTAAAAGAGTAGAAGGGGACGATGCGACGCATTATCTGAGATTCAAACCGAGTCAAAGCACGATAGTCGAAACCGGCTTTCTCCGCGAGCAAGAGTGCTTGCGGAATAGAATATCCCTGTCCAAGTGCGGTCACATAAGCGGTTGCTTTCTGGCTATGTTCAATGAATTGTCCGGTTGCTCGTGCAAGCTTAAACGGTATTCCCTCTTGTCCCAGACCTGCGGTCTTCAATGTCGTCAATGCTCTCGTTTTTGAAAATATACTTGCCGCGCTTTTGATGTCCGTTCCGGCTTTCAGCGCCGTGTCGAATTCCGCGTTATAGAAAGTATCTCCAGAGAATCTGTCTACAAATGGTCTCATCACATTTTTGAATTTCATTGTCTTCCCACCGAGAGTTATGGTTTCACCCGGTATCTTCGCACCTTTCCCCATCAGGTATGCTATCTTCTGTCCGATGTTTATATTCTTCGGATTCAGCGCTTCCACGCCGAGAGTTTCGAAATTCTGGATATGTCCCGAAACATAGTTACGGATATGAAATGGCACAAAGAGCCCAGTCACTGCCCGCTTAAAGAGGGAAGTCACCGCGTCGAACCCTGTAGCCTTGGCTATCATGTTGATAGTCTGAAATTCTGGTGTCAGCCCGTCTTTGATTAGCGCCGCGTCCCACTTTCCAACATAGCCGAGCTCCTTGCCGAAGACTCCTTTTTCTTTTATCAGATCATATCCGGCCGCCCTAGCTGCATCTCCGCTTTCAAAGGCGGCCAGTGGTTTGCCGTATTTCTTCACAAAGCCGTTGAGGAAGTCCCGGGTCATACGGTTGGTCACCTGCTGTGCTTCCGAGGTGAAGAAGGCTTTAGCTGGATTGGTTTCGATAGCGTCATTAGTTAGGAGATTTTTAAATTCTTTCAGATACCCTTCGGACCCTACTTGGATTCTCCCAGAGTTTATTTCTCCCACAAATTTATCCAGCTTATCTTTTTTAATAAAAGGGAAATAAGTTTCGTAAGGGTTCTCCAGCCCGAGTTGTCCTGCAAATTTTACCGTTCTCGCTTGTTGCGTTTTGATTGTTGCTTGGACTGCCGGATCAGTAGAAAAGGGGGAGACGATCGCCTCACCAGATTGTCGAGCGAGATATTCTTCTCGCTTCCCCGCGATCAGTTTGAGTGCAAGCTCTTCAGATTGTTCTTTTGTCAAGACCCCAGTGCCCAGGCGTGCAAGGTTTGAAGAAGCTAATCCAAGTTTTGCCTGTTGTTCTCGGGACATAAATGTAAGCACGTCTTCACTTGCTCCTTTACTAGATTTGTAGCCGAATTTGAATGCCCGACCTAAAGCGTCTTTTAGTCCAGTTCCAGCTATTCGCAAACCCACTTCTGATTCGGGGGCTAATTTGCCAAGAGTTTTCAACGCTACTTCCGTGCTTACTCCAGCGCCCCTGACCAGTCCCTTGGCGATTGTTCCACCAATATAGGTTGTCGGATCGAGCAATACATCGCCCACAAATCCGAGTCCAAATTTTGCTATCCCATTTTCCACCCCGAGCTTTTCTACCACTTCTTTAAACCCTCTTTGGGTGCCGCCGTAATCTGTGCCAGTAACAAAAGAGCCCACGCCCTGCACTATTCTTTTCGGGTATTCGATAAGTCCCGCGCCGAATCCTTTCTCTTGCCCGGTCAGTATAGCTTCCGCAGGATTAAAAGCCCCGAGTCCTTTACCGAGTCTCTGGAGGAATGAAAGTTTTGGCACTGGATTAGCGATAGCTTCCGCTTGCGATCCGAGCCCGACAGTTTTAGCGTAAGCTGTCAACCCTTCAACAGTTCCCAAGTCAATAGAGCGAGAAGCTAATCTGCCTCCAGATGAGGTTTCTAATCGTCCACCTGTTCTTGTTGATACTAATCTTCCCATAATCCATAATTATTGACCTGGATGTTCTCCGAATAAGAAATCCGATATCTTATTTATAAAAGTATTAAGACGTGGCGAGCCAAAATTGCCCACATGCGGTCGTGCCTGCGGAGTAGTGTTCGTAATCGCTTCTGGAAGAGGAGTAATACCGAGCAAATCTTTCAACGCTTGATCTGTAACTTCGCTACGACTATACAATCTTCTTAATTTCGTGTAGACCGCATCGAGTGTTGTCACTCCAGCTACTACATCATCGAGAAGATCTACTGCATCCTCGCGCACGCTTGATTCTATTTTTGCTGATGAAAATCCTTCGGTAGTTCCGCCAGTTCCACCAGCAAGAACTGGTTTTTGGCTAATCACTCTCCCGCTGTTATCCGTAATGACATTAAAATATCCCGTGTCTGCCGATCCGATAATCTGACTGTTGGTGGCAGGATTAAATCCCACCTTCTGATACGCCTCAGTGAGCGTATCACTGATGCTTATGCCCGCTTGCGGATTATTCACCATTAAATTTCCAACAGCCGTCTTATCCGCCACCGATTGCTGATATTCTTTCTGCACCAAATCCAGTTTAGCTTCGAATGCCTTCTTATATGGCTCATCCAGCGCGTCAAAAATATCTTTATTCCTATTATGAACAGTATTGTAGAGATCCATATTGTATCTCTGCTCCGCGGTGGCATCCTGGACCGCTTGGTTCACGAAGTTCTGGGCTGAATTGAAATTTCCCTGCAATGCCTGCAGAGTTGCCGCCTTCGAGTTAATGTTTGCGGACATTTGATTGAGCTGTATCGCCGCATCATTCTTTATTTTAGCTACTCGAGAATCTAATGCAGCCTCGAAACCTCCGGCTGAATTCTCTTGTACTTTCGCAATGAGAGCATCTCTTTTGGCCACTTCTTTATTGTAGTCCGCAGTCAGAGAATCAATTTCTTTTATGCGAGCCTGCTGATCGGCAAAATAATTCTTCGGGTTAATGCCGGTTTCCTTCTGGGCGGATTTTCTGGTGTCGGCCGGAGATGGCGCGGAAAGAATTTTATCCAAAAATGATTTATCGCTTTTAGCGAGCGCTTCTTGTTGCTTGGCTACTCGTGCCGCTTCTTCATCGGCCGCCTGCATAGAGGTATCGATAAATTTCTGCGCCCCGGCGCTGGTAGCCGAAGCATCAGAAATATTACCGGTTTGGATTGAGTTATTCGGTATATATAGATTGCGGACCGGATTTACTCTATCGGCCGAATTCGGCGCATCAGCCGGCGGGAGAATGGTCGTTCCTCCCCTCTGAAGTCTTCTGCCGGTCGCCGCATCATACTCTGTCGTGCCAATATACTGACCAGTGTTCGTGTCGTATTGTTTTTCTCCTTGTTTTAAAGTTACTCCTGTTGGCATATTATTCTTTATTCCTATTTAATATTACGGGCACGCTATCGACCGAAATTTCCTCGATCCGTACACCCACTCCTCTTAACTCAATTTTAAACTGAATAAATTTACCGACTACCTGACGTCCTAATGTAATCGTCTCATAACCCTTGGTCGTCGGATAAGAAATGACCTTTAGCTTGATCCAATTTCGAAATACCGCCCGCCCGATATCCCCTGTGACGTAATCCGCGTAAGCCTCGTCGATGGTAACAGTCAAGGTGGAAGTTCCGGTAATAGTCGTTATGTGCGCCAGAATGCCCGCCCCGCCGCCTCTTAATACTTCGACCTCATTTCCTACCACTGCATTCGCCCATTCCGTATCGGTTACCGTGAAAGTGGTTGTGGAAGTCCAGGTGATAGTGCCTTTGCTGATTGAAGAAATATCCAGAAATTTCTTCATATCATCATAAGTCCTGTACTTGATGATAATTTTATCGATATCCGATGTAAAACGAGAAAACTTTATGCCGAAAATACTCCAAGCCTCGCTCGCATTACTAGCGAATATTTTGGGCGTTATAAAATATCCTCTTGCTTCCGCTCCGTCAGAGATAGTACCGAGAGTGGCGATCCCGGCGCTTGAATCCGTCCTTCGGCGCGTATCGGCTCCCCACAGAAGATCAGTTCCAAATTGGCGCGTCGCCACTGCTCTTTCGATGACATTTATGGAAAATGCGCGATTGGTGAAAAACTGGCCATAATCGGTATTTGGAAAAAATATAAATGATTGACTATCATTTCCTGTTCCGGTCAAATCTATCGGCGTTCCGGCAAGAGCAAGTGTTCTGGTTGCGGCCAGTTGAACATGAGTGGCATTAACTCTAATAACAAAATATTTTGTGTTGTTAACCAATTCCGGTATGGAAGTTCCGGCTGCATCTCTATAATAAACTTCGGTACCGGTAGCGTAACTGTTGGCTACTGTGATTTGATTCGTAGTGGTATTTACTGAAGCCGCTAGCACTGTCTCCGGCATCACTAGCGCATTTGATAAGGAATAGCGGTGATAAAGTCCTACGTCAGGATCGTAGCACCATAGCCCATCTGGCTGATTAAGCAGTCTCGAAGCGTCATTTTCTTGATTTTCAAAAAGAATATAAAGCAGATCCCCGTTGCTTTTCATCACATTCTTGTACATTCCGATATTAGTTTCATCAGTTAACGCCTGATCGGTATAATAAATCGGAAAAGCGGTTAATAAATCAAATCCCGCTCCATTAAAGCGAAGTAGCGACCCATTGCCCGTAAAACAAACTACCGAATCTTTATGGACACAAATGCTGAATATTATATTTGAATCTACCTCGTAAGCGGATTGAACAGCGGTTCCGGTTCCGTTCCAGACATACATAAAAGCATGCCCTCCGTAAATATGCCTCGTTCCGATATATAGGTTTTGGTTGAAATAGCACATGCCAGTGATATAAAAATCAGACAAAATTGTCAGGGTTGAACCATAAACCGTCGGAGTCGCCGACATAGTGGAATATAATTTGATAGTATTTAAATCAGCTACAGCTAAAGCCGGTAATGATAAGAAATTAGCCATCGGATGCTGACCTCCGCTCGTACTTGCCAATGTAATATTAGTATCCGTCCAAGTATTCGCGACTGGATCATAAAATTTAACATCAACTCCCTGTGTTACGACCATCAGTCCTAAAAACCAAATAGCATCGGATTGAATATCGCCTACTGGCACTCCGGCTGTCACTATTTCCGTCGGTCTTGCAGTCAATATATTTTGGTTAACTTGAAAAGCACTTTCGGGAGTTTCAACAAAATATCCATAATCCGAACTGAATAAAATTACCACCGGCTTGTTAAAATCCGTGTCTATTGATTCATCCATAATCGCTCTCGGAGAACCGGAGAGCGTAAGATAACCCATCAAATCGAAGGTAATATTTTTGGTCTGCGCAACATTTCCCAACAAATCCGAATTGTTCGCTTGTTGCCACCTCTTCGTTTGTTGATCTGGAATAGTAATCATACGATTGTAAATGTTTTAACTGTGCCGCCAAGAAAGATTTTTAAAGATGGCGTAGTGCTGTGATAGACAATTTCTCCTTCTACGGTCGGATTAACCGCGTTTCCGGTGGTTAAAAATAATCTTTGAACATTGAGTTTCCCATCGAGTAAATTCAATATTCGGACATTAAATTTATCGAATAGGGTTGAAATGAATGATTGATTTAGAGCGCCGGCGCTGGCAGGACTTAAAGGCAATTTGAGAGCTTGTCGTTCCAGTATCGCAACTTTTCTTTCCAATTCGATTATTTTGTTTTGCAGTTGTTCAATGTCCATTTTATTTTTCTTCCATATTTAAATATTCGTATCTAAACTTTTTACATTGGCTATCAAATTAGTATTGATAGATTTTATATTCGCAATAGCATTAGTATTCAGAGATTTTATATTTGTCGGTCCTGAAAGGAGTACTACCGTAAATGTTCCGCTGCCATTAAATGTGTGAATTGTATTCGCCCCGTTAGTAGTTATTGTTCCGCCTGTGCAAGTTCCGAAATTTGCTGTTACATAAGAAATTATTACTACGCCTGAACCTCCATTACCTCCATTGGCAGTTCCACCACCTCCTCCGCCTCCTCCCAGATTGGCTGTTGCATTTGCGCCGGCGCAAGGGGCAGAACCAACTCCGCCGATACCTCCTCCCGCATTTGATGTTCCATTTGGACAACCACCTCCGCCTCCTGCGTAATTTACATTCACTCCGGTAATTGTTGAACCTACTCCCGTTCCACCTGTTCCTCCTGTATTGGATGCTCCGTTTGCTCCTGCACCTGCCGAAGTTCCTCCTCCTCCTCCCGATCTCGCTGTACTTGTATTTGAACCGAAACCAGTACCTCCACTAAATGTTCCCGTGCCTCCAGCGCCAGCTTGACCCGAAGTTCCTCCCGTACCTCCACCGCCTCCGCCACTAGCCGTATTAGAACCGGCCACGAACTGTCCGCTTCCGCCTCCTCCGCCACCTTTAGAAGTCAAACCTAAAGCGGTTGTATCTGTTCCATTTACACCATTAGCGGCTGTAGAAGTAGCGCCTCCTCCACCTCCTCCTACCGTAATGGTATATGCCTGAGCAGTTACAGTGACTGTAAGATTCTCCTGAACTTGTCCGCCTCCTCCGCCACCGCCTTGACGAGTTGTATCTCCTCTACCGCCTCCTCCACCTCCTCCTATTAATAATGCTCGGACTGTTGCCATAAATTAAGCTACTGTGGATTGCTGATCTTGCGATGGATAAAAGTAGATGTAATCAGCATTCACCGCAAAACCCACTACTCTAATAATTGCATCCGCTCCGGTCGGTATTGTTTCTTGCATAGCGGCTGGCGTTTCTCCTGCGTAAAGTGTCGCACCGACTGTCCAAGCCCACGCGTTCAGTCTCACGAAAGAGCCAGGCAAAGCTATCTTTACCGACGCTCCCGAAGCGGCTACGGTTAAAGCTATCCCCATTAAACCTTTACAAGTTGCTACCGCATCAGCGTCTACTTTTTGCCAAGTTGCCGAAGCATCTAAATAAACCAAATCTCCAACTGCCGTACTTGAATAACCTGAATTGAATGCACTAGTTACAAATCCCGTAGCTGTAGCATCAGCGCTCGGAACGGTCAGAGATATTTGAGCCGCATCCGCTAATACGCTTACTGCGCTGAGCGTCTTATTTGTTATAGTCTGCGTTCCATCGGTCGTCAAAACACTAGTCGCTGCATTGCCGGGAGTGGTTATTTTTAAATCCGCTCCAGCTAAAGTTACGACATCAGCTACTTGCGTTAAAGTTGCATCACCATTATCCCAATTAATTACTCCGCCTTCGGCTAGGAACAAATCAGAAAATTGAAGAGCAGTCGTTCCCAACGCCGCTCCATCATTAGAAGTTGGCGTAATACCTGTGGTAATAGTCGGAGAAGTCAGAATCCAGGCTAAAGCTGTCGACGCTCCTGTAAAAGTATTAGCGGCATCGGTTCTGGCAATCGTAGCGGAAGTTGTAGGAAATGTCATCGTGGTAGAATCTGTCCCCGCAAAAATTAAGGTATTATTAGCTCTTAAAGTCTTGCCAGCCGCTATGTGCAGAGTATTCGTTCCATTAGAGGTAATGGTAAGTCCATTTACGGTTGTCGGCGTAATTGCTCCCAATGTAAGAGTGATAGCGGGAGTCGTCGTGTCCGTAGCTACGCTTCCACTTATGCCGTTAGCGGTGACAACCGATACAGTTGTTACGGTTCCCGTTCCGACAGCTACATTTCCACTACCCAGCAGGCTGATTCCTCCCACTGTCTTTATATTCGTAGCAGAAATTAAAGTATCTTGTTTAGAAGCGGCTAAACCTGAATATTGACTATTAGTAGCATCGTCTCCTGTATTTATTCCAGTAGAAGTTCCTGAACCGCTAGGGTAGAGAGTATCGAAATATGTTTTTAGAAATGTCTTGGTATTCGTCCAAGTTATCGCTTTGGCTCGGTTGGAATCAGAAACGTCACCGACAATATTCAAATCACTATTAGCTAATGTTATATTATCTAGTGTATCCAAACCTCCCGCATTTTGATCTGATATGTAGGCCATTTAATTTATGACTTGCTTTGATTATTCCAAGTGATTGGACTTGTTGTTGACCCTCCAATTTTTAAATGAAAAGAATTTTCGATCAGAAAAAAATGAGTACCATCAATTAAAAAATCAAAAAAATCCGCGGAAATAGATTTATCCTGACTATTGAAAGTTGTTGCATGCTTAGCCGTTACTGTGAAAGATGTCGTATTTTTTGTCTGCCCGATAAAAGTTGCGGCGTTCTTTGTTTGTCCAGTAAAAGCAGATATCTTTTTAGTTTGTTCAGTCCAGGTCGTCATAGATAGTCTCTCCATCTTTTCTTGCCGGCCGGCAAGATCCGGGTTTTTAATTCCGCGCCTCGTTTTGAATAAAAGCCGATCATTCCTTTCTCCAACCGATCTTTCTGTAAAATTAAGAATTTCCTTTGCTCGAAGTCTTGAGTGAAATCAATCGAAGCGGCATAGGAAAGAATTTTGTGAAAAGGGATAGCGAAGCCGGGTTCGGTGGTGGCGGCCGTCAGGGGAAATTCCGAAACGCTGCGGTTTGTAAATATCTGCAGCCCGGCGGAGAGAGTCACGCTGCCGGAAGCCGGAGTCGGATAGAGCATCAGCGAATTTCCGACCAGGTCGTAATAAATCGGCAACCCCGGAGTATTAAATTCCTGCTGTGTCGCCAAAGTCATGTCGAAGATGCTGATCGGGTCAAGTTTCTGCCACACTCCGGTATTGTCTTTCACTTGCACTCGTTCGATTCTTAGCGCCGTAGTCGGCAAACTATAATCCTGCTGGTTATGCACTAGCGTTGTCTTGGCGATCGGCAGCGTCGAGTAATTCGAATCGTCGTATTCCCATCCATTAGCCGAAGTCCAAATCACCCGGGCAACATCCTGATAGGCATTGTTAATATTTCTAATCTTGCTTGCGTCCGGATAAGTAGCCGAAGTGCTCCCACAAAGAAAGTCCACGTCCGATTTTATCTGCGAAATATTCATCACAATAACTATAAGATTGTCAATGATTTCCAGTGAGAGGGGAAAACTACTTGAAAACTACTTACTCGCAAAGATGCGCACCAGATGCGGATCTTCTCCGTGATATTTAGACAACCCGGTGCCAATTTCTTTTTTGAGAATTTTAAATTTAAAATGTTTCAGATCTTTCAATAATTGCTCCACCTCCACATAATTTCTTTCATGATTCGGATAGACTTTATAGGCTCCTTTATCGCCTGTGGTGCGCGCTTCGATGAAAATATATTTCTTGGCCCATTTGAGGATTTTTAGCTGCAGATCCCGTTCGATACAGTGCCAGAGGAATCTGGCATAAACATATTTCGGGCTCTTATTTTCTTTAATGTGTTCCTCGATCGTCTGATCGTAAACCGAATCGATTCCGTCCGCGTTAATTTTATTGTTGACAAAAAAATTCGTATCGCGGTAATTTCCGCAGCCCAGATCAATGAGCTCTCCGTTTTTCAAGTAGGGAAGTACCTCGCGCGCGAAAGTGCTTTCGCGCAGCGTTAGCTGTTTCTTGTAAAATTCTTTCCAATAATTTTCATTCATTGCGGATGTCTTTGCGGATATTGAGGAGCATGAACGCCCTTGCGCGGGGTCTTCCAGTCGCCATAGACATAAGTAAGATATTCCTTGACCGGGCCCGGAACCAGGAAAGTCTCTCCGTGCAATTTTATTTTATCCGGCTTTTCATAAAATTTTGCCAGATTGCTGATAAGTTTAGTCCCGCTTGGCAAGGGCGTGCAAACCATTTCCTCGCCCTCCAGCTTATAGAAGAAAATGGAGAACTTAAAATTTCGCTCACAGACTATTATGCCCGTTTCGCCATCTCCATTATATCCGATCCCGCCAGGCTCGATCCGCCCGAAAACATTGAAACCGATATCTTGCGGCTTAAATCCAAGATCGATTAATGTCCAGCCGATCGCCTTGCGCGTCTTGTAGTCGCAAGTTTCTACCACATCAAAATCAACATCGTCGTCCCAAGGAATGAAGTCCCCGTCTCGCACCGCTCCGAGCACCGCTCCGAATGAAAGAAAAATTCTCACTCCGTGTATTTTGAAAGCGGATAAAATATCCCGCACGTCTTTCATTATTTTTTGATTGTTCATATTCTCGAATTATATCCGCGAATGAATTCCACCAGCTCCCGCATCTCCCCGGGATCCGCGCTCCCGGCTTGATCGCAGCCGGGAAGCCTTTTATCCAGAGTGAAATGCTTTTCAATGATTGTCGCTCCGCGCCGCACCGCCTCCTTGGCCCACTCTATGCCGATACTGTGATCCGAAAAACCGGAAAATCCACCATTCCTAAAAACTTTCGGAAATATTTCCTCGGTGATTGTTGCCGGATATTCGGAAATGCACCAAAGAAATTCCGCGTTCTTTATTTCAGGAATCGTATCTCCTTCTTTAAGCATACCGAGTGAAGCGATTATTGGTTTTCCGGTATTCTCCATCGCCCTGATTGTTTCCTTATCGTAGATGCTTCGGCTCGCGATTTTATGTCTCAACACCGCGACTTCTTCCAGCCAGCTGACCCGCTTTGGATCGAAAGCGCTCGCCATGAATTCTATGCCGACCTTCTTGCAATATTTCGCCAGTTCCTTGACTTCTTTCTTATCCAACTGGCACATTTTTAGTTCCATATATACCGGGTCATCCGCTGTCATTATCGTGTCGATGTCATAACACTGGAATTTTACCGCGTCAACGCCGCACTTTTTGGCGGCGTCAATCTGCCGCTTCATGTGCTTCATCGAACCATTCGCGTTGTGCCCGCATTCGGCAATCGTCAAAACTTTATTTGTCGTATCTTCCGTCATATTTTCGAATGATAAAAGCCCTGGGCTTCACTATGCTGTAAAATCCTTTTAAGAATGCTTTAAGAAATTTCTTAAACTTCAGTAATTTTTCCGTTTTTGATTTTTTCATCGGCTACTTTTTCCCATTTTTTCCTTTCATCCGGATCATTAGTCATATTATTTTCATGTTGCCGGTACTTATAGAAGGGGAGCGGAAGATGATAACCGGGCCATTGGCGGATGTAGCGGCGCAAGAGATCGAAGTCCTCGGCATTGCGCAATTCTTTATCATACAAGCCAAGCGGCTCCAAGTAACTCTTACGAAATAGTATCCCCGCTCCGTGGCGAAATAGCAAATCCGGAGTAGTCAGATTTACCCGTTCAATGAAATTCTCCTCCTTGTCCACCCGATAATGGTCCCCGTAAATGAAACCGAGATCTTTGTTGTGCTGTAAAATTTCCGTCATAAATAGAAGCGTGTGTTCGGAAATATAGTCATCCGAATCCACCCGGATAATAAATTCCCCCAGCGCGTTGCGAATGCCGACATTGCTCGCTTCACCCACCCCGACATTTTTTTCCAAGAAAATGGAAGTTATTTTTCCTTCAAAGCTATGAATTGTTTCCCGGCTGTTGTCCGTCGAAGCGTCATCCACGACAATTACCTCGAATTTATTTTTATCCATCGACTGTTTCAGGCAGGAGCGTATAGCCCGGCCGACATAATCTTGATTATTCCAATTTGTCACTATCACGCTAGTGCTAATGCTCATCGTACTGATTCTGATCCAGTGCTTCGTAATAATCTTTCTCTTCGTGAATATCGATCGAAGTGTCTTCTATTTTTATCACCGGTTTGGGATTATAGAAATCCTCGTAAGCCAAGAGTCGCTTGCGTTCAATGCCCCAGACGCTTCCATAAATCTTGCCATTCGGGTGCACGGTAATCACTTCCTCGCAGAATTCCATCGCATGCTTCACTTTTTTAATTATTAGAGGATGGATAGTAGGGCTGTTGGCCTGCACCGCGATGATTCCATCGATATCTCCCATAAATTGCACCGCGTGCTTGTAGACCGGGATATTCGGGGTTAATCCACACAACTCCTTGGGTCGCTTGATAGTGATAGCGCCGCGGCTATCCGCCCAGTCCAGGATGTCTTCATTCTCGGAAGAAACATAAACTTTGTCGAAAATTTTCAGGCATTTTTTTACATTTGTCAGGAACATCGGTTCTCCATTGAAAGGCAAAGTATTTTTATTCTTTAAGCGTCCAGAATCAGCTTTGGCGATTATTAAGGCGCTGAGTTTCTTCATAGACTCTTTTTCTCAAATTCGAACTTGAATAATTGTGATCTCTTTTATTATAGACAATTTTTATCGGCAGGTCATCTCCGGTGAAGCGTTTTCCGCGCCAATCCTCTCCGACGAAACGCACATCCGGCAAAATATGCCGCAAGAGAAAATATAAATCATCCTCCGTGTCGTAAGTCCACAATTCTTGCACATAGCGGCAAGAGAGCAGCCTCATCTTCCGCTCCTCGAGCGTCTCAATCGGTTTATTCTTTTCGGGCCGGTCGATAGTGGGATCGCTTTGCAGTCCGACGATCAGATAATTACACTTTCGATAAATCTCTTGGAGCATCAGTAAATGGCCACAATGTAAAAGATCGAACGTCCCGCAGGTAAAGCCTCTAATTTTTTTCCTGATATTTCTCAAGGATTTTCAGAATGTTCTTCGTATCAGCCGGCACCGTTTCCATTACTCCCACGACTGAATGATCATTACCGCCTTCCTGCAGATTGTCTCCGAAAAATACGCACTCATTTATTATTTTATATTTTTGGTGCCGGTGGGTATACAATTTTAAATTAGCGCCTTTGGTTCCGTTCTTCGACAGGTAATCGTAACAAGTCGAGCCGGCTACTACCACTATCAATTCTTCGTCAACGAAAGGAATGTCTTCCAGGATTTTGTTTCGTATTTTTTTATCCGGATCAAAAAATTTTTTCACGTCTAGTGGAGCGTTGTGACCGGTAAAGCTGTAAGAGATTTGACAACCTCTATCTTCCGTGTCCCCCTTATATTTGAATTTTTTCCTTACTTTATTAATGTGATTATAGATTCTATATTTCTGTGCTCTCCCCATATAACTGATCCATTTGTCGGTATCATTGCCGTTCTGCGCCAGAATCTTGCAATTCACGCCGTGAAGCTGTCTCTCCATCTGCTGCCTCTGCGCGCCGGAGATGACGTAGACATTCGGCAGTTTGTTAAGAGCATCGCGGATAGCATCGGATACCGGCATTTTCGATTCCGCCAGAGTCCCGTCCAGATCAAAAAAAAAGTGTTTCATAACCATCGATCGTTCAAGAGCGTCCAATGAACATAACTTTTAAGAGATTTCTGCAGATCTTTCGGCGGAACCCAGCCGAGTTTCTTCATCTTCGCGCCGGAGAGAGCATATCTTCGGTCATGGCCTGGCCTCTTTATATGTACGTCGTCGAGTTCGTAAACGAGCGGTTTCATCAGAATGTCCGAGATCATCTTGGCAATGTTTAAATTATTTACTTCCTTTTCTCCGACAATATTGTATCGGTCCGGCCTGTCCGAGAGGGGATACATTGCCGGCTTAATTTTAATAAGAAATAAGATCGCGTCGGCCACATTTCTGGCGTGAATATAAAAGCGCGAACCGATTTTATTTTTGTCTCCATGCACGGTTATTTTTTCATCCTTCAAGATTTTTCGGATGCACATCGCCAGATATTTCTCCGGATCCTGGCGTTCTCCAAAGATATTCATTCCATTGGTGATCACCACCGGCACTCCGTAAGTTCGCCAGTAGGAGATGGCGATAGCTTCCTGGCAGGCTTTGCTGGCCGAGTAGGGATTGGACGGAATGATGGGAGACCACTCCGGCCAATCCACGCCCTCCGGAGCGGGTCCGTATACCTCATCCGTACTAAACTGCAGAAAAATTTCCGGTTTCGCTTCCCGGGCAAATTCCAACATATTTAGCGCCAAGTTCACATTATTTTTTATGAAAGGTACCGGATCGGAGATACTGCGCTCCACATGCGAGTCCGAGGCAATGTTTACGATGCAGTCTATTTTGCCTATTCTTTTTTTCGTAATTTCCGTCAAAGGGGAGGAAAGATCATGGGTGATAATGGTCACTCTTCCTTTATTGGTTATGTAGTTCACATCCTCCAATATCCTCTCCGGAGTTCCCTTGTGCTTCCAGGAGGCGATGCCGACAATTTCAAAATCGGTATTTTTCAACAAGTGGCTCATCACATGCGAGCCGACAAATCCTCCGATGCCGGTTAAGAGTACGCGCTTCATTTTATTTTCTTTTTTCTGATTACTTTATCGTCTGATAATTGCTCCATCACCTGATAAGTGTAATCAAAATTAAGACCATATTCGCAGCAAAGCGCCGCAAGAGATCTTTTTCCGTCCATCGAATAGAAAAAATAATCATAAGAGAGATTCACCTGCGGGCTCTCCGTCTGAATCTTATAGCGGCTGCGCATCAAGGGACCCTTCCATTTTCGGACCGGAATATAGTCCTTCTCCCAGATCTCGATTATCTTCAAAATCGCCTCGCCCGTTTCTTTAATCCTCTGGTATTTGATTATCTCCGGCTTGTCCTTATTGGTGTGATATTCGTTATAGGGCCAGCGAGAGAGCAAAAGTCCCGGAATTCCGATCAGCGGATCGTTAAAGGCATACTCGTCGCTCCCGATAGAATTCCGGAACATTCCCTGGCGATACGATTGCCCCATTCCCTGAATGGCTACATGCGCCACCCGATAAATGCGGTGTTCCATATCCCATGGCTTCTGCATCATAAGCGTATTTTCGTTTCCGCAGGCATCAACCGCGATCATAAAATCCACTTTGGAGAGATCCTGGGTGAGCGCGTAGGCATTCGATCCGATGGTTTCCGGACAGAAAATTATTTTCACCGTATGCTCGCATTTTATTTTAGTAGCCAAGTCCACCAAGCAGGCTACCGCCGAGAGATTGTCGTTCGCCTGGAAGGGATGATCGAGATGGGCGAAGAGCAGTATCTCGCGCTCGCTCACCCCCGGTATGGTGTGCACCCCGAGTTTCATCACGCCGGGGACATATTCGGTATCGATGAACACTTCGTAATCTCCCTCTTCCAAAGCATCCTCGTATTTCGGAGTATAGTCGATTCCTTCGATCTGCACTTTGCCGACAGAGGGATCGAAATCTTTTAAGGCCGGAAGACAGAGTCCGTCTTCGCAGACGATTTCCCCCTGTTTGTTAAAAACGAGCTTTCTGCGCACTTGGAGCTTTGGCACGCAAAAACCCCAGTCTTTATCATAGTATTTGAATACATAAGGCACCGCTTCCGGATCGTCTTCGCTGTAGTGCCAGTGCTTGCGCAACTCGTTCAATTCCATGTGCGCGTGCTCCGGCAGAGATCCCACCACCAGGCTCATCGGTTCCTTCGCGTAATCGATTATTTTTTCTCCCTTCGGGTTCTTGACCCAAGCCTCGCGCACGATCCATTCATCCGGCACGGTCCAGGTTCCGATGGGGGTTCCGCTTTTAAATTCAAGAATCTCCAAAGGCATTAAGTGCTTGAGATATTCCAGGCGGTTGTCGTATCCCTCGCCGAGGAGACAAGCGTTTAAGGGAGTGAGATTTTTTATCAGTTCTTCCAGTGGATTCATAAATTTTCGATGACATTTATTATTTCCTGCAACGGATTTTCTATATCCGTTCCTCCGTCTAAAATGGAAATTCGTTTACGCTCCGCCGACAATTTTTCCGGATTTCGAAGAGTCCTCATTATTACTTCGTTTAATTTTCCCAAATCTTTCACTCGTTCACAAGCATCGGAATATTCTCGGTGATATTCCCGATAGCGTTCATCCCCGTTGCAGGCTTTCGGCACCCAGATGTCGGCTATAACTACCGGAATATCAAGCACCTCCGCCAAGAGCTCGAAAGTAGACTCCGATACGGCCACTAAAACGTCCGCGGTAGAGAGAACTTCGGCGCAAATTTCCAGATGCCCCGCTTCCTTGCGGTCGCTCCAGACCGGGTTCGGATAAGTATTCTCCGAATGTTCGCCCAAGAGAAGTTTCGAAATCACCTTGACAGTTTTTCCCTGAAATTTAACGCCGTCGAGTTTTTCTAATTGGTTTTTAATAATGAAATTTTCGGCTACGTCGATATCCCAATGCTCCGGACTCCAGATTATATTCCATCCTTCGTGTGGGACTCTCGGTTTCAAGTGGCGAAATATCGTCGTGCCAGTCAGCCGAATGCGTTCTGCGGGCACTCCACAGGAAGAGAGCCGGATAACGTCATTGATTCCCCAAGAACAGACAACATCGGAGATAAGATCTTCGTTGAAAGGTGGAAAAATACGCGAGGTTCCGCGCCGGCCATGCTGCATCAGGATGACGCGTTTGCCCGCATCTTTGGCTTCTTTTATCCAATCTCTCCAGCCACCGAGTTCCGTCTCATTCCAGACAATAATGGTATCTGCGGCCTTCCAAGTAGATTTTTTACCATCGATAGGCAGCAAGGTATGTCCTCGCTTGATAAGTTCCTCGGCCACATCGATGAGCAAATTATTAAAGTCAAAGAGAAGAATTTTCATAGATTGCCTCACCAGAAATCTTTTATTTTATCCATTATTTTTTTCTTTTGATTTGAAACCGGCGGACCATCCGATTCTCTCTGGCATGCCTTTTCCCATTCAAGTCCGATCGATTCCAAACTATAATTATCGGCAACGAATCTTTTCTGCTCATTTAATATTTTTTCCCGAAATTTCGCATCCGTAATCAATTTCTCGAGCTTTTTATACCAATCATCAAATGTATTTTTAGCTTTGTAATTGACGCATTCCGCGTAAGGAGTTACATCGGAAGCCAGACAGACCGTACCTACGGCCACATATTCCAGAAATTTGATATTAGATTTTCCCCGATTGAATTCGGTGTCCTCGAGTGGCGCCAGTCCGATATCAAAATCCGCCCGGGAAAGAACCGATGCATGCAGTTCGGGAGGCATAAACGGAATATGCCACATGCGGATGCGTTTCAGCTGGGCGTAGAAATCCAGCGCGGAGCGAAAATAGGCATTCTTCTCCGGCTGCAGGTTCATGGACAGATATTTCTGATAGGCATACATGGCCGCTTCCATCGGCTCGCCGGTAATTCCGTAGATGGTAAAAACGAAGTCGTATTTCTCCGAGAGCTTGTCGATAACTTCTCCGATCAGCTGCAAATCTTTCCAATGGCTGGCCGCTCCCATGTAACCGATAATCAAATTTCCTTCATGCTCATGCGGGCGCTCCCTGTATACATCATTTATATCCACTCCGTTCGGAGCGATAAAAATGGGTTTCTTGAAATACTTTTTGAATTTCTTGGCGAGCACAGCAGAAGGCGTGATTACCGCGTCGCACTCCTTGATCAATCCTTCGTATTGATCTTTAAGCGCGTTGCTCACATTCGCCGAGGGGTTGTCTTTGGCAACTTGCCAAAAATCATCATCCATGTCATAGAGCACTCTCTTTCCAAGCCTTCTGTACTCCCGCATCCATTTGATCGGATCGAGCTGCGAAGGATAAGTTCTGCCAAAAATCACCGTATCGGGCCATTCCAGGAGATTCTTCGGTATTTCTGTTCCGAGCGCCACTTGTTTAATCCCATGGCCGCGCTTCTCCAGTGCGCGGCTGGGCGTCTCCACCCGGTGGAACCAGATGCCACTCTGAAAGGACAGCACCGAATCGGTTATGAAGGTTATCTTTGACATTAGCTTTTCTTTTGTAATTATCTGTTAATTTATGACATTCAACACATAATGTAACTCCATTATTTATGTCATATCGCAATTCAGGATAATCAGACCATCTTTTAATATGATGTGCCTCTAATTTTCCACCTACTTCACCACACATCTGACAAGTAAAATGATCCCGAATATAAATCGTAGCGCGCCATTCTTTATATTCCCGAGAATTCCTAAGTTTTTCATTCTCAGATGTTATTCCTCCTTTCCAATTCGGATGTTTATTTCCCTTCAAAGAATTACTAATATTTATTCGGGTCTGTAAAGAACGTTTCTTACCCGTTTCAGCAACAGATTGTCTTAATCTTTGTTCTTCTGTACGCTTTTTACCCCGATTAAATGTATGTCCCTTCATTCGTTCAGTGACAGCTTTTTTATATTCATCTGTGTGTGTTTTACCTAATTTATATTTATTACCCATCATCAATAAACTAATTTTTTTAGAAAATCCCTCAGGCATTTTTCCACCTTTATTCCAAGTAGGACGTCCTTTCAGAGAAGCACCTATTTTGCGCTTAGTTTCTTCTGAGCGAGGTTTACCTTTAGGATAAGACATATCTATTTAAGTGATTTTAGAAAGTCTACCATTTTTTCAGTTTCTTTAAGTTCATTCTGTTTTTGCACTAAATCATTTCTCGATTTTCCCAAGAACTCCGCGCTACCTCCGAGAAGAATCCTGGAAGTAATGTATTCCTCCAATATCGAATTCACTTCATTTAGGTATTCATAGCGTCGAATTAGTCTCCATTTAGCCAGACGGCGGTAATACCATTTTTTAAGTTTTTGCATAGGGTAATTCCCAGAATTGCCCTTTACATCTCGCATTCTGGTGTGAGTGCAAAGGGCGAACTACTGATTAGTAAAATCCTGATTGGACACCGACGTTCAGACCGCGGGATCGATTCCTCGTAAACACGCTGGAACCGTAAACAGTCCAGGTGATGAAGTTGGATCCGATCATGTCATCCTTCTTGCGGATTTCAAGCGTTGGCATGCGCTGCATGACCACATCGATTGTTCCCTTTCTACCGAAGTAGATAGATTTACAAGTCGTGGCCGAAACAGCTGCTCCAGAAATCGTGGTAGCGATTGCCGAACACTTTCCGGAAGGAAGGTTGTTGGAGATATAGACTTGGAAGCCCATGAAATCTCCAGCGTACCCATTTCGCAGAGTGGCGTCTGCCACATTGAAGCCGACAGTAGCGGCTTTTGTTTCAATGTAAGCGGCGATTTGCGGCGTGATAACCGCAGCCCAGTCTCCCACTTCCTCCACATTGTTCTGGCGCAATACTTTCCTCGCGTTAGCGAAGAGGTTGATTATCGTGGCAGAACCTGCGGATACCGGGCGGTGCGCCGTACCTCCTAAGAGGCCGGCATCAGCTCCAAATGAAATAAATCCATCGGCGCCGGTGATGTTTTTGAAGACATCACTGTCGATTTGGTTCTTCAGTTGGTAAGCCGCTTCGGTTGCCAGTTCGCGGGCGGAATCGACGTTCAACTGCAAGTTCTTGGCATCATCCACATAGAAAGTGACGTGCTTGAAAGAAGATACAATTAAGGTGTCGTAGTTCCACTGTTGGTTGCTGGCGGAGAGGGTAGTACCCGGGGTATAAGTCTGCACGGAGAGCGATGCGAATCGCGGCACTTGCACGCGGTCGGCAAATTTCACCGTATCAGAGAGTCTCATGGAAGCCACTTCGAGAGCCACCAGAGATTTGTACAATGGCACTTGCACCATCGTACTCCAGATTGTCGGGGTAATCCCAGACAATCCGTTACTTATTACTTGAGTCATTTTTTATCTCATTGTTCCAATATTCACCCTGTGCGGATTAGGTCGCGGCGGCTTATAAAGTCCAGCCTCGATCAGCATTTTTTCCTTTTCCACCAGAGAGGTAGTTGCTTCCAGCTGCTCCTCGAAATTCTTTGGAGCATCTTTCAGCATCTGGCTACTGGAAGGTTTGAGCGCTAGTTTTTCCTTCTCGACCTTGGCTTGATAAGCCGACTGCCATAAAAGGAAATTTTCGTCTTTTCTAATGTCTCGAAGGGATTTGCCAGTGAGCTTATGTTGTTCGGCGAGATATTCTTTCTCGCGCTGGTCCAGTCCCTCGAGCGATGCGCTGATGTCAATATAATCCTCCACGTCCAGCGCGGACTTAGAGGCATTTGATTCTTTGAGTTTAGCTTCCAGTTTGGCTTCGACTGATTTTCTCTCGGCCTCTTCCTTCTCAAATTTCGTCCGGTAATGTTCTTTCTGAGCCAAGGCTGATTCTAAATTTTTCTTGATTTTTTCATCCTCCTCGGATTTAATGGTTTTCTCCATTTGCTCGATCAAGCCGGGTAATTCGGCCAACCGAGACTTTTGAGCTTCATCGAGCGCAATGCCCGTTTCGCCGCTCTTGGCGTCAAGATTTTGGAGTTCTTGCAACTCATCCTTTAATTCATCCATAGTTTTCATTTGAAGAGTTTTGTCTCTGTTTAATTTTTTCGTTTTTACTTCGTGAGGTTTATTCCTCAGAGTGCTAATAATTTATGTGTACGACGACTTCTTAGGTTTGTCAACGGGGGGTTCTTCCATGAAATTAAAAAGTTTCTTCACCAATTTCACCGCGTGCTGGCGACCTAAGAGTTCTTCATTGCTTTTCACGGTCATAATATCTCCGATTAAAGTGTATTCTTCTTCCAGGAATTTAAAGAGAACTTGGCCGTATTGCGTCTTCGGAAGTTCTTCCAGTATTTGTTTTTCTTGAAAGGTAAGCATCTATATTGCTTTCTCTCCGGCGCCGACTAATTCTCCCGTCGGAGCGGAAACGCCTCCGCCGGAACCTTTAATTCCTCTCGCATTAAAAGGGGATACCATCGGCTGCATCTCTTCAATCTTCTTATCCTCGGCTCCGAAAATCTCATTCGGGTTAATGCCTCCGTCCTCGGCCATCTTGCTGATTATTTTTTTCTTGACCGGATCGGTGGTAGCCGTCGGATCAGCGGTGATCGCCTGCAAGATGGCGAACAGGGTTGCGTAGCGCACTCGCGTATCGAGGGACTCCCCGGTAATATCGATATCGACGTCGTACTTCACATCCTTGTAGAAATTTCTGGGGATGGTCAGGAGCTTCTCCTTGTGCTGTTTGATGGATTGCTCGATAGAGAGAGCAATCACATCGCGCTCCTGGTTGGTCGGGAAGGGTTCGCCATCCGTTATCTGCCGGATAATTTCCTTGATGACTAGCTCATTTTTTACCAGCGCCGTGTAAGTATCCAAATCTTCTCCGACCAGGCGCAGAGTGTGCTCGACCGTGTTTTGTTTTTCAAAATTCGGGATGATATCGTTGAAGAGCATTTCCTTTACATCCATGGCGATGTTCTCCTGGATCTGCTCGAAGTAACTCATCGTCTGGTTGGCGGCGATTTGCGCGCTCCCTAAGGGCGTGCCGGCCGGCAATCTCTCTCCGGAAATCACATCATAAGAAAAGGTGAGTTCGGCGCGGTTTTGAAGCCAGATTTGTTTCTCTTCATTAAAAAAAGCCAGGTTGCGATCGGACATATCGATCTGAGTGATCTCCGAATCAACATTCATAATCTCACCATTCCTGGTATCGGTATATAAATTTCTATTGATCGACGCGTCGCGGGTCTGAAAAACCCGCAATCCCGCCCAGTAAGTAGCTTTGGCTTGCACATTAGATAGTTCATTCTCCCGGATCTGTGGCTCGATCAGTGTTTCCACCACTCCGATTCCAAGCCAGCGGCCCGGCATTTTCTCCGCGTGAAATTCGTAATAAGGCAATTCTTCATTTTCCCAATCATCCAACGCCAAAGTCACACCCGGATGCACCGTCACCATATTTCCATAAACGTCAAATTCATCTATTCCCACATCAGCTAAAAATATTCTTTTGTTTTTCCAGCTAGTCGATCCGTCGGGGGCGATATCCGCCACTTCTCCGTAGCGCTCGTAGATGCGGATATGGCTCTGGTCCTTCATCTTATGATATTCATCGATCACTTTCTTTTGATCCGCATCGCTCCACTTCATCTGCCGGGCGACTTTACGAAATTCAGGAACGGTATAATCGTGCATTTCAATAATTGAGCGACTCTCCATCAGAGAGTCCGCGCCCTGATCATTGACCAGCATGCGTAGGTCCACGAAGTAGGGGACTCCGTCGACAATTTTTATCACGCAGGATCCGAAGATCGGCAGGTCATGGAAGATGCGATTTAAAACTTTTCCGAATTGCTGATCGCGCATCCAGTATTTCAGATCGCGTTCCATAAACCAGGTCTTCAGGGGATTGCCACCGCCCGCGGTCAAGAGTCGAATATTCTTGGTATCAAAATCCACCGCCTTCGAAAATATTTTGCAGGGATTCTTGACAATATTAAAAAAATATTTCCGGTCGCCGTCTTCATCGATCTCCCCGGATTTAAATTTGGAGTTGTAGTAAAAATTCACATCCTGCAGAGTCTGATACTGCGAAAAATACAGCATCGGAACTATCTGGATTCTCTTGCTGATAAAATCCTGCAACTCTCGGTTGATGTCTTTGATCTCTAGATCTTGCATCTTACTAATATTGCTCGACAACCGTGTCCGTACTATCCGCGTCCGCCATCGAGGGAGCTACCTCGTAATTCTTCGATTCGCATAAATTCTCCGTCTTATAGTTGTAGCGAAAATCTCCGAACTCAGATTTCATTTCGTCTGTCGTAGCGTATCTTTGTCCTTCTTTATAGCTCATATATTTATTCTTCGATTAACTATCGACCGCGGCGCCTCAACATAGTATCAATCCTCACTAAACCCTTAGTTTTTCCCTTCACCCCGACTCCCTTGCCCATTTTGCTTCCCATTTTTGGACGGCTAGAAGTATTTTTAGAACCTGTTAAACCATTCATGTTTATAATTTAAAATTATCTTAAGCTAATAATCATATCGACCACTTTATTCAAGTGTCCGGTCCATCCGGCCGTCGGTTCACGTTCGAAGCATTGCGGAATTTCTTTCTTCAGGAGCGCCAACAATTTTTCTTTTAAATCTGTTTCGCCTTTATTACCTAAAATTTTCTCCAGCACTTCGCGCGGAACCTCCGCCACCGGCGCAATATTGACGGAATTATTTATCGGAGCCACAGCGGGTTTTTCGGTTTCAGCGGTTTCAGTACTTTCAGTATTTTCTTTTTTTTTTATCGCCTTCGCCCGCGGCTTAGCTTTAGCTTTAGTTTTCTTAGCTTCCATATACAAAAAATAACATCCTGTTAAAAAATTTCGTCAAGGGGAAAACCCGCATACTTACATATACTGAAATGATTTGCGGCGCACCGGGCGGGTTCGAGCCACTTCGATTTGCATAACTTTCTGCGGAGAGAATTCAAAGTAGGCGAGGAGTGTGCTCATCACGTCATCGTCATGAAATCCGCGGGCCGCGCCCGCGCCCTGCTGTGTGGCATCGTCATTCCACAAAAAAGTTTTCATCTGCTCAATCGTTTTTCGGTCAAAAATTTTCACCGATTTATTGCGCAGCAAAACTTGGAAATGGGAGATGAGCTGCTGCTTGGTGTCCCAGCTCATCCGAAATCCGAGCTTCTCCGTTTCGATGTCCTGTTTATACTCCAGCTGTTTTCTCCGATAAACTTTTAAGTCACGAATCTCCCTAATCAGAGCCGCGCCGGCGGAGTTGCTTTCCGGAATTATCAGGCACTTGTTGTACATGTAATGCAGCACCTTGACTTTATCCGAAAGTCCTGTTATTGGAATTTTCCCGTTCCACTTCGCCACCTTGTGTCCGGAAGAAGAAACCACGGAGATGGAGCTCGGGTCGATGATTCCTTCGGAGGGATCCACTCCCATGATGTAATCCACTCCCGGCACGGACTCTTCGTAAATTTCACAGCCCTCATGCATGCGGAGCGGTGTGATAATAAATTTTTCCAGCTGCGCGATATGCTCCTTGGCGAACACGCTTCCTTTTAAGAGAATGTCCGTGGTCCATTCACCCTTGACGAAACGCCGCACATAATCTTCGCCCATCGCTTCCTGCTTGCGCAGATAATCTTCCGGCAAATTATCTCTGTTGTCATACATTGACGACTGGTACAATTTGAAGCCCGGCCTAGGATTGGCCACGAAATAATCGTAGGCCCAAAAGTTCGCCGGGTTGCAAGTCATGTTGCCCTGCCGCACCGGAACTTCCATTCTTCGCAGGCGTGAATTGGCGGCTTCGAAAACTTCGTACTCCACCTCTTCGAGCTGGTCGATGAAGTAAGCTCCGAGGTTGAGCGATTTTAATTTCTGCTGCGCTTTCTTGATATCGGCGGTTCCTCCGCTCTGCATCGCATCAAGTCCGAATAAAACCACTTGGCTGCCGTTTGAAAAATTTATCAGTCCGTCTTTGATGCGGTGCTCGTACCAACTCGAGGGAAGCATGGCAAAGAGTTCCGGTAAAATACTTCGATCGATGTCCGAGAGAGTTTTTCTTCCAAGCAAAACCCGGTTGCCCGGGAAGCACTTCACAAAAAGAATCAGCTTGACATAGAGCGCGCACGATTTCCCGGAACCGTAACCTCCCGCGTTTAAACAAAAATCATCTTTCAAGTTGGAAATAAATTCGCTCTGGATCGGATTGAATTTATAAACTTTACCGTTGAGTGTAATCTCCTTAATTTTTTTTCCGGCCAGAAGTTGTTCTCCCAAATGCACCCATTCGCTTTTGATCGAGCCTTCCGGTATTTTTTTTTCCTCTTCTTCTTTTTTTGTTTGCTCAATCGCTTTATCTAAAATTTTTTTCGCTTCCTCTTGTTCTTTTTTAAAATTATAAAACTCGAGACCTCTAGCTTTTAATTCTTCCTTCATATCTTTGTCTACGCAATCACGGCTACAATAATTTCCTTTTGTTTTTTTCTGAGCTATTTGTCGCAATTTTCCTTCCTTGCCGCAACCTTTTCTTCGGCAAATATAAAAAAGCTCCGGGTGCTTTTCCTTCGCCCGCAAATATTTTTCCTGTTCTGTCATATTTTTAAATTAGCACAAAACGAAAAATCCCCTCGATGGGGACTCTTCGCTAATAAGGATCAGAAAAATTATATCACACCATTTCCTTTTGTTTGTTTTCTTCTTCGATGATAAGCGGGGCTATCATCTCTGCCCGAAATCTCGTCACACAATTTTCCAATTCATCCAAAATATATTCCGAATCGGATAGGGGAGTGAATTGATTTAAAATTTCTTTGACCTCTAAAATAATTCTTTCACTTAAATTTTTTTCCATTTAAAAATTTTATCACAATTTTTATTTTAGTATTTTTATTTTTTAAAAATACAAATCATCGAAGGGAATGGCGCTGAATTCTTACTCCCTCCAAATTTCAATCTTCCTTTAATGAAGCGAATTTCCGCCTTGCCTAAAATAAATTCATGAAACCACTTCGTATCCGTTCTGGCAGGGAGGAGCGCCACTCCTCCCTCTTTTGCAATTTTTTCTACCCACTTACCGATCACACGTCCATAAGGGGGATTCATAAAAACACTCTCCTCCGTCCAGTCCTGTTTTAATCCATCCTCTTTTAGAGAAAAGAACTTTTTACATTTCGCATTTTTTCGGGTAGCGCAGGGATCCAGGGTAAAATGAAATTCCGAATCCAGGAAATTAAACAGCTCCTGTGGAGTTTCCCATTCAGCCGTCTTACTTGAAAAATGCACATTCATTTAAAAATTAAAAAAAGAAATATATATTTTATTATTTTATTTTCTATTTTTTTTCTTAGAAGTCTTAGAAGTCTTGGGAAGTTTTTTCCCCTTCTTAACTCCGTTTTCACTCCGTGAGGCGCGGTCCCACTCTGCCACATCCACCCCTTGACGGGTTAGTTTTTTTCTGTTGGCGTGAAAATACTTTCTTTGCGCTTCGCTTTTGTAAGGCATGATTTTATTTTACTCTAAAAAGGTAACATATGTTACTTCACATTTCTTCCCATTTCGCGCCCATTTAGGCTTCCACCATCCCTTGACAAAAATTCTCCGAATATGAGCGCGATAACCCTGGTTGTGCCTTTTGTAATGCATCGCACCATGGCAGAACTCAGTGGGCCGGGATCCAGGTGGTGAACCTTGGTCCGTTAGTTTCATTCTGCCTGCCCCATAAAAGAACGTTACCACACTAGAAAGCAATTAACCACTACAATTACACGAAGCGAAAAAACCCTTGTGTTTATTACATATATCAAAAGGGTTATGCTTTGTAACACTTTCTGCTTCTTTTGTAACACTTTCCTTTATTTCTGTAACACTTTTAACCTCTTTTGTAACACTTTCGGGCACTTTTTGTAACACTTCTTCACTTTTCTGTAACACTTTCTCACTTTTCTGTAACACTTTCTCGCCCTTACGATGCAACTTAACCCGGCATACCATCGAACAAGTCTTTGTTTGTGGACGTTTATTAAGTAGAAATTCCCCACAGATGTAACACTTTTGTCTTTCCATACTAGAAATGTAACACTTTTCCCATAATTATGTAACAGTTTTGGATTTTCAGTTTGTGCAGAAAAGAAGTAGTGAATTTATAAAAATGAGTAGATTAAGTTTAAATTGCATAGATTTGGAGATAAATTGCATAGATTTCAGATTTTTAACCCTTTAAGATCCTGATTTCAGATTCTTAGTGGTTTCAAGTCATTATTTTAAGTCCTTAGTGGGTTCAGAAGTGTTCTCAGATCCTCAAAATGTGCGAGGGAGTGATGTCATAAATTTAAAAGATTTTCGGACTCGGATACGCCCCCCCGTGTCTGTGTCGCACAATAATCATTTTGCGACATAGTGTCAAAATACCATTGTATTATAAGCGTATTTTGGGAATAAGCGGGTCTAACAGGCATAATTTGTGCCATAAATGCCCGTTGCCCGTCAATACGCTCCGATTTAGGGGTCTGGACAAACTCCCAAAAACGTGGTCTTGTGCCGTGTAATTTAACCTTGACAAAAATTAGAAAAAACCTTGACAAAAAAACGGGAAGAATGGCAGAACACGGACAAAAAAACGGATAAAAAATTCGTAAGAAAAAATTAAAAAAGAGTAAAACCACGAAAAGAAAAAAATCCTATTCCCTCTTTAGGGCTTTTCTTATCTCTTTATATATAACGCTATTATCCTTGTTATGATGTTGACACAATTAAAAACCATTGTGAAATAAGGTTTTATCTTTACATCTAACTGCTAGTATGCTAACCTGTTTCTTGTAAGTAGGTTGGTAGGGTTGCAAAGTAGGTTAGGCGGTTTTTTAAGAATAGGGGCATAAGCCGTTTTTCTTCCCTCCATAGGGCTTATACGCCTTGTAGAGAGCAGAAAAGCAGAGAAATTAACATAATCGCCGACTGCTCGCATTACTGCTTGTCCGTAGTAGTGATGTACATTGAAAATATGAATAATGTAGATTATGCCATTATTTTTTGGAAAAAAAATAATGATGATGATTGCTATTTTTTGAAGAATAATAACGGATCAATCCTAACAGGCAATGTTCTAGCTGAAATGGACAGGCAAGCCGAAAAATATGAAGCGGAAAGCGGTTTTGCTTGCAGAGTTATTAGTCTATGTAGTGTCCACGTAGTGTCCACGAATAATCCGATGACTAAAAAAGACTATGAATTGATAGCAGAAGCAATAAGATTAAATACTGATAGCCAAAATAAAGATTATTTGCATTTGTTTCAATTTTTGCCGTATTTAAGCGAAAAATTAGCAAAAAATAATCAGAAGTTTAATTCTCAAAAGTTTCTCACCGCTTGCGGGGTAGAAAACGAGCTAAACCGCAAATATTGCGAAACACACGCAAACACATCGCTGGAATTGATAAAAAAGAACGGGAAAGACTGGTGGTATTGCGAGGATTGCAAAGAGTAGTTTGATTTCATAACGTCATTGAGCGTTGAAAACATAAAACACATACACGGGCGATGTGTTTTTTTGTTTGCAAAATTCTGTTTATAAGATTAGTCGGACTTATAGGCGGAACATTATAAACAAAACAATGACGAGCCGTAAGGCGAGTTAGGACGGGGTAGGAAAACTATGCAAAAACAAAATGAAAAAGAGGCGTTGCTTTGCACTTATGGGAATTGCAAGGCATTACAAACGGAGGACGGGGAGTTTTGCGAAAGGCATTATCCGAAAATAAAGTGTGGAAATTGCGGTCGGGACGCAACACAGTCTATTGGAGAGGATATGAACAGATGTGATAGGTGTGCTTCATTATAGGAACGGGGCAGGCGATTATTAGAGAAATAAAAATATGATAAATAAAAATTTTGATGTGAAATACAGGTCAGTTGACGGGTTCTACACTATGATGCAAGCGGAGAGGGATCAAAATAGCACGAAATACGGGCAAATTGAGGTATCCGTCAGGTATAGCGGGGGCGGTACGAATTATTTTACCGGCGAGGTGCAACCTAGAGGATATAGGGTGGCTTGTTCTCCGGTAGATAGGTCAGAGACTGGGACTAGCCGGACACTTCTGGGCGGAAATTGGGAGTCCGGTTTGTCGTTCTTTATTAAGGGGGCGGATAGATACAACGCAAAAGAATTGCAAAGGATAGCAAACGATCTTGACTTTGAGCAATTAGCGAAAATGTATGCAAATGGCGAGAAAAACAGCATTTTTGCACTGGTCAATAAGGAAGCTCCGAAAATAGAGCAAGTGGAAGTGCCGAAAAATGCAGAAAATAAGCTGTTGCCGGCTCATATTCTGAAAAAGTTTGAAAAAGTGGGAACGCAGACGGATAAGACGCTGGGAGAAATGGAGATCGTGGCGAAATATTTTAATCCAACGGGGGCAGGCACTTGGTATGCGACTGCTTATGATCCGAAAAATAAAATATTCTCCGGCTATGTATCTATTTTTGGCGATCACAATGACGAATATGGCGATTTCTCGCTAGCGGAACTGCAGGAATACAAAGGGAGAATGGGGCTTCCTATTGAACTAGACAGGCACTTCTCCGGCAAATTGCTGAAAGATGTAATGACAAATTAAATTAAAATAAAACAATGAAAAAAGATCAGAATAGTATAAAAATGTTAAAACGCTTCCCTATCATATCTGCTTTTGTGCAAAAAAAGGGGCGTATGCCGAACAATTTTGAGATCGCAAAAATGTTCAAAATTGCAAAAGGAGGAGTTGGCGAAACTACAAAAAATGTGATTGACAATTATCAAAAATCATTAGAGGTCTGCATAGTTTGCGGACATAAATTGAATTAAAACAATGAAAACAATCAATGGGTATGCAGTTTTCAATCCGCAGACGGAACGGATAGCTGATTTTGTAGAGGAAAAAGAAACAGCAAAAATCTTTGTAAGATATTGGAAAAACAAAGGTCGGAAACATTATGTAGTGGCTAAATGCAAAATTACTTATGAAGAAAAAAACAATAAAGCTAGGGCAAAAAGTGCGGTATAAGGACGGTGATCCTCGTATTTTCAAGGTATATGCAATATATCCGAATAATAGGGTATCGCTTGGATTATACGATTATCCGGACACAGAACAGGATTATCAAGTTAGCTTAAATGACTTGAAAATAGTCAATTAGCTTTTCTTTTCTCACGGGGCTTTATAGTCGGTTATAGAGCTTCGTAGAGAGCAGAAAATAGAAATTATCATAGCGTTTTCTGCTTCAGCCAGCTTGCTTGTTGGCCGGCTCGTTGAAAATAAAATATGAAACTTTACGCAACGATCACGAGTGAGCGTGCTAGTAAGGGACAGGGGGGCAAATGGCTGAATATTGAAGTTATTGGCGAGAATAAAGTAGTTATTGCCCGCATCAAGGTTAGAAGCAATTATCCCTATGAATATGAAATGGACATATTCCCAGTGGTATATCCATATCCCGATAAAAGAATTGGAGCAAGCACATTGAAATTAGATGTGAAAGGACACGGGTATGTATTGAAACGGAAAGTATCAAAAGAGGAAGAAAAAGGCAAAAGTCAAAAAGGCGAGAATTGTATGTTCAATCACGAACACGGAAAAGATTGCATAACACACAACTAAAAGCCAAAAAGAGAAAAGCCATAAAAAATTAACAAGCGTTTTTTATGGTTTTTTTTATTGATTTATTATGGAATTATTTATGGAAAAAGAAGAAAAAGCAGAAAAAGAAGAAAAAAAAAATTCATTGGACGGGGCAGGCAATTTAGTTCCGAACCCGAGAGAAATTATCCGCAAGCATTATCAAGAAATGCAGAAGAAAAGTATGGCGACTCGGCTGAAGAACGATCC